TCTAGTTTTTTGTGCGTACGGAATTCCCGCGTCGGGGATCGGGCGAGAATTGCGTAATGGGACGTAATCCCAAACCACCAGAGACCCGGCGGCGCCGCAACAAGGTGAGCACGCGGGCCAATCTCCCTGATCCGGCTCTGACTCGGGGCAATCGGGTTCCACCGATGCCGAAGCGGAAGCGCGGTCAGGGAGCATGGAACAGCCAGGCAAAGGCGTGGTGGCGGGATGTGTGGACGAGTCCGATGTCGACACAGCACGTGTTTTCCGACCGCCACGCGGTGGAAATGTTGGCAATGCTGGTGCACGACTTCTGGGAGGCGACGGATGCCAAGACGCGGATCAGCTTGGCCACGACGATCGGTCGAGAGAGCGCGAAGTTTGGTCTGACCCCGCTCGATCGCAACCGACTGCAATGGACGATCAACCGCGGGGAGGGTGCAGCGGACGAGGCGGCGAAGCGACGCCGGCAGCAAGCGACACCGGCTGAGACAGGTAAGGACCCGAGAGAGGTGTTGAAGATTAGCTGATGGCAACCATTGTCGTTCCCCCTCCCGACAAGGAGCCGTGGCCAACGCTCGGTCCTTCCGTCTGCGCGTTCATCGAGGGCAACCTGGTCCACGGCCCCGGGGATCTGCTTGGGGAATCTGTCATTCTGTCGGAAGAACTTCGGGCATGGATCTATCGCATGTACGAAGTGGAGCCGGAGTTTCTGTTTGTCGGCACGGGCCGCGGTCGCCGGAAAGAGCGGAACCCACAATCCTGTCGACGTCGGTTTCGGCGTGTCGCGCTCTCGCTGCGGAAGGGATCGAGCAAGACGGAGATTGCGGCGTGGATTGCCGCCTGTGAGTTGCACGAGGACGGGCCGGTGAGATGTGTCGGGTTCGAGAACGGCAAACCGATCCCCGGTCCCGTGAGCGATCCGTACATCCCGATGATAGCGGCGTCAGAAGAACAGACTGAAGAGCTCGCGTACGGGGCGTTGCGCAGGATCCTCGAGATCAGTCGACTGTCTGCTGATTTTGATATCGGCCTTGATCGCATCACGCGTATCGGTGGTGACGGCAAGGCGGAGGCGGTGAGCACGTCCCCGAAGGCGCGGGACGGTGCGCGGACGACGTTTCAGCACGCGGACGAAACGCACTGGTTCACGCTGCGGCACCTGAAGGACGGGTGGCGGAACATGCTCGCCAATCTGCCCAAACGTCAGATGTCGGATGCTTGGGCGCTCGAGACCACCACGGCCCCCGAACCGGGGTCGGGGTCGGTCGCGGAGGCGACCATGGATTATGCGATCGAGCTCGCGAAGCAGGCCGACCCCAGTCGGGCCCGCCTGTTCTTTTTCCACCGCGAGGCGTCACCGCACCACGACCTGACCACAGACGACGGGTTGCGAGCAGCCATCCTTGAGGCATCGGGCCCGTACATTGCGGCGTGGAGCGATATTGACGGGATCGTTGATGCGTTCCGGGAACCCGACGCGGACTTGGCGTACCTGGAGCGCGTGTGGCTCAACCGGTGCGTGCAGGCGACCGAGAAGGCGTTCGACGTGTTGCAGTGGGGACGCCTTGCGGACGTTACGCGGGTAATTCCCGAAGGGGCACCGATCACCATCGGGTTCGATGGCTCGCGCTTCGACGATGCGACGGCTCTCGTGGGTTCCCTCCTGCCTGACCGCCATCAGTTCGTCATTGGACTGTGGGAACGGCCGGCGAACGTCGAGCACTGGGAGGTGCCGATTGACGAGGTTGACGCGGCGGTCGCTGACGCGTTTGAGACCTGGAACGTCTTGCGGATGTACTGTGACCCGCCGAAGTGGGAGAGTTACGTCTCGAAGTGGGCGGGGGCGTACGGTGACAAGCGGGTCGTTGAGTGGTGGACCAACCGTCGGAAACCCATGGCGTACGCAATCCGTGCGTTCACTGAGGGTATGATGGGTGGAGAGATCAGTCACGACGGCGACAAGCGGTTGGCGGCCCATATGGGCAATGCATGTCGGATGCACACCGGACTGCGAGACGAAGAAGGGCAACCGCTCTGGGTGCTGCGAAAGGACCGACCGGACAGTCCGCATAAGATTGACTTGGCGATGGCGGCTATCTTGAGTGACGAAGCGGCGCGCGATTGCGTGGCAGAGGGGTTAGTGCCAACGATGGGGTGGGTGCCGGTATGAACCTTCTCGACAGTATCCGACGACTGACGACGCCCAATGGTCAGAAGTTGCTGACGATGGTCCACGACGGTCGTCAGCAGTGGCTCCACGGGCTCGAGTCGATGCTGCTCCCGGGCACCAACGTGGACTACGCCCAGAAGGTGGGTGACGGCCTGCAGTCGTCCGTGTTGGCGGGTCCGCTCAATTGGCTCATGCGCAACTTCCCGCAGGCTCCGCCGGTGGTGGAACGCCTCCGGAAGGAAGAGTGGGGTACCGTTCAGCCGCATCCTCTGACGGACAAGTTGGCGGTGCCGAACGAGTTCTATGGTGGCCGTGAGTTGTGGATGGCCACGATTCTGGACTTTGCGTTCGGGAATGCCTACTGGCTCAAGATCCGCAACCGTGTTGGGGAGGTCGTTCAACTTTGGTGGGTCCCATCGTGCACGATGATTCCGCGCTGGCCGCGTGACGGGAAGACGTACATCGACCACTACGAGTATCGGCCTGGTGGGGTTGGTCACGTGCTCGGGTTTAGCGAGCACATGACCGTGACGGGAGTTGGCGGGCAGGCGGTGAAGATTCCCGTCAAAGACGTCGTGCACTTCCGGTTTGGGCTTGATCCGCGTAACAGTCGTCTGGGCCTCTCCCAGCTCGGCGCACTGGTTCGGGAGGTGTACACGGATGACGAGGCGTCGAACTTCGCCTCGGCCATTCTGCAAAACTTTGGCATCATCGGCGTCATCATCTCGCCCAAGGAAAAGGGGACGGCGAGTCCCGACGACGTGAAGGCGGTCAAGGAGTACGTGCAAGAGAAGTTCACGGGCGACAGTCGGGGCAAGGCGATGGCGTTAGGTCAACCCACGGACGTGCAGCTGTTGCAGTACAACCTCCAGGCCTTCGATATGTCCCCGTTGCGCGACGTCTCTGAGGAGCGGGTGTGCGCGGCACTCGGAATCCCGGCGGCCGTCGTGGGATTCGGGACCGGATTGCAAACCACGAAGGTCGGGGCAACAATGCGCGAGATGCGCCGCATGGCGTGGACGGATTGTCTGATGCCGATGCAGGAAACGATTGCCGAACAGGTCGGTCGACAACTGCTGCCCGATCTCGACACAGCGCCTCGTCGTCGGGTGCGGTTCGACCACACGCGCGTCCCGGCACTCATGGAAGATGACGTGGAGAAGCACAACCGGGTCCGCGCGGACTATCTGGCAGGCATCATCAAACGATCGACGGCCAAGCAGGAACTCCGGTACCCGGTGGAAGAGGGAGACGAGGTGTACGCCCAACCGACGAATATCAATCTGTTGACGCCGGGGACTGTTCCAGAACCCCAGCCGCAGAACCAGGGAGGCGATGAATGACAGACCAACTCGAGCTCCAGGCGGGAGCACACAAGACGCTTGGTCACATCGAGATCAAAGATGCTGACAAGGGTGAGGTCCATGCAGTGTTCTCGACTTTCAACGTGGTTGACCATGACGGCGATGTGACGTTGCCGGGGGCTTTCGAGGACGGAGCAAAGGTCCGGATTTCCGCCTACGGGCATCGGTCGTGGATGGGAGCGTTGCCGGTCGGCCGCGGTGTCATCAAGGTGCAGGAAGACCGTGCGATTCTCGAGGGCACGTTTTTCCTCTCGACCGAGGCGGGTCGCGAAACGTTCGAGACGATCAAAGGGATGGGCGACCTGCAAGAATGGAGTTACGGCTTCGACGTGGTCGAGCGGGGGGACGTGGACGAGCTTCCCGAGGAGTTGCGTGGTGCGTTCCGAGTGCTGAAGAAACTCAAGGTGCACGAGGTATCGCCTGTGCTCCTTGGTGCAGGGATCGATACCCGCACACTCTCGGCAAAGCAGAAGAAGGAGGAGCTTGAGACCACGGACGCCACGGATGAGGTGATGGCGCTGGCGCTCAAGGAACTGATCCGGTTCGAGCGAACGCGCGCGAGGCTGCTATTCCACTGACCGTCATCCCCATTCGGTGTCATCGGTGCTCATACTTCATCGGCGAAACATCAGGACGGTTGGAGTTCGTGGGGATTGTACGGGTGACGCGGGATACCGCTCTGGTGGCGCCTCCGCGCCAGAGTTGGAAATGTAAGTGCGGATGGGTCAATATCTTCCGTCCGGTTGACGAAACGAGTCAGCCGACATAAGTTGGAATCGACAATTGAGTAGGGCCTTTTTGAGGGGCCAACCTTGTTACGCGATGAGCGTCGGGTCGGCCTCTCTTCTTTTTCGCCGTTCCCGTGCTCCCAGAGGAACCGGCGATGGCAAGCAAACTCCAGGAAAAACGGGACGCTCTCAAGGCGAAGCAGGACAAACTCCATGCCGTATTCGCGGCGTCCGGGGAGGACTTGGATTTTGCCAAGCCCGACGTCCTGAAGGAAACGGGCGCGACCGACGCGAAGCACGCGGTCGAGATCGTCCGCGAGTGGAACAAGGAGATGGAAGACCTCGGCAAAGAGGTCGATGATCTTGCTACGATCGAGAAAGCCCGCAAGGCGCTCAACGATTCCAGGAACGAGCCCGTAGATCCCCCCCCGCTTCCTGACGGTCAGGTCAAGAAGGAACGCAAGACGCTCGGCCAGATGGTCGTCGAGTCGGAGGCGTTTCAGAAGTTCAAGCAGTCGGGGACGCCGTCGAAGTCGATCGTCGAACTCGGCCTCGCCGAGTTGAAGACGGTGTTCTCGACAACGGCCGGTTGGCCGCCAGAGTCAACGCGCATCCCCGGTCTCGTGATACCCGAAGCTGTCCGACCCATCCAAGTGACGGACATCATCCCTCCCGGGACGACGGGGCAAGCGGCGGTCGTGTACATGGAAGAGACCACGGCGACGTTCGCCGCGGCGGAACGTGCCGAAGCGGCTGCGTATGCTGAGGCCGAGTTCGTGCTGACGGAGCAGAGTTCAACCGTGCGCTCGATCGGTGCGTCCATCCCCGTGACGGACGAGCAGCTCCAGGACGTGGAAGGTGTGCAGAGTTACCTCGACCAGCGCCTCGGCTTCGGCGTGCGTCAGCGGTTGGACGGTCAACTCCTGGTTGGCAATGGGACTCCTCCCAACTTGCGGGGCATCAACAACGTGGTTGGGATCCAGACGCAAGCGAAGGGGGCCGACTCCGTTCCCGACGCTGTGTACAAAGCGATGGACCTCGTGCGGGTGACGGGTCGCGCATTCCCGAATGCCGTCGTCTTCCACCCGAACGATTGGCAGGAGGTTCGCCTGCTCAAAACCGCGGACGGTGTGTACATCTGGGGTTCGCCCTCGGAGGCTGGTCCGCAGCGTATCTGGGGGCTCACCGCCGTTCTCTCCGACGCGCAGACCGAGAACACCGCGCTGGTCGGCGACTACATGAACTTTAGCCAGCTTTACGAGCGGCGAGGGCTCGAAGTGCTCGTCGGCTTCGTGAACGACGATTTCCTGGACGGTCGTCGGACGATCCGTGCCGGATTGCGCGCGGCCTTCGTCGTGTATCGACCGGCTGCTTTTGCAACTGTGACGGGGCTGTGATGACGGTGTGCAAGAGTTGTAACGGCCCACTAGGGGGGCTTTGGGGGAACCGGTGCTACGTCTGCAAGCCCGGTCGTAAGCGTACTCGTGTCCCGCGTATGTGCACCGAGTGTGGTGGCATGTTCGAGGTCCAACCGAGCCAACTCAAACGGTACACTGGCGGTGGAAGGTACTGCTCGCGGACATGCAAGCACCGTGCGCAGTGTGGTGTCGAGCTCGTCACTGGTACTCGGTACGTCAGCCGTGCTGGTTACATCACTGTGAAGGTTGGGATTCGCAAGTATCAACTAGAGCATCGGATCGTCATGGAAGCGCACCTCGGGCGTGAACTCACGGCCGACGAGCACGTGCACCACGTGAACGGTGACAAACAGGACAACCGAGTTGACAACCTTCAGGTGCTCAGCAACGCCGAACACCAACGTCTCCACGTTGTGCTCGGCGATTCTGGTATCTGTCACGTAGGAGCTGAGCGATGACTGTCATTGAACGGCCTGCCGCGACGCTCGCGGTCGCGACACCAGAACGGACGTTGCATCGCGATCTCGTGGTCACGACCGCGCAGGTGTTGGCACTCAACGCCGCCCCAATCACGATCGTTCCAGCACCGGGTGCCAGCCTTGCGCTGATCTTCGAGGGGGCGGTGATCCATAAGCCGGCGGGAACGGCGTACGCTGGTATCGCTGCCGGCGAAGACCTGTCGGTGAAGTACACCGACGAGTCAGGACTCGAGGTTGCGGAGTGCGAGACCACGGGGTTCCTCGATCAGACGACGGCGCAGACGCGGTACGTGCGACCGCACACCGCGGCGTCCGCGATATCGAGTCTCACGCCGACCGCGAATGCGGCGTTGGTGCTGCATCTCCTCGTTGGGGAGATCATCACTGGGGATAGCGACCTGCACGTCCGGTACTTTTATCGGGTCGTTCCCGCCACCACGTTCGCGTAATGGCACTCACGGTTCACACGCGCGAGGGGGATACCGGAGTGAGCGGAGACTTGACGGCGGACCGACGGCTCTACGTGAACAAAGATCGCACCAAACTCGTCGAAGAGGGCGCGCCGGATGCGGCGTTTCTGTTAGCGCCGCCGGGGAGTTCCATTCCTCTCGCTGATGTTCAGGGCTTGGGGCTTGCCGTGGTCAACGGTCGTATCGTGCAGGGGGGGCAGAAGGAAGCGCCCAAACCTGAGGACAAGGCGCGTGCGCAGACCGAGAACAAGGCGGTCACGAAGAAGGGTACGAAGTGATCGCGGATGGCGGCGCTCCTCACGCTCACCGAGTTTAAGGCCTACCTCCGATACGACAAGACCGACCAGGATGGGCCGCTGCAGGCTATCCTTGACGCGGTTGAGGATTACCTCGAGGATCTCACCGACCAGACGTTCGCTGCTTCGGGCACGGTCACGGACGAGGTGCATAGCGGCGACGGTTGCAAATCGCTGATGCTTCGTCGACCAGCCTCCAGCATCACGACGATCAGCATCTCGACGACCAGCGATCCCTCGAGCGTTGACGACACGATTCCCGTCACGGACGTGCGGATTGATCCTGTGAACGCCCAACGACTCGTGCGCCACCAGAATGGGGGCTTCCCCAGGGGGATTTACAATCTGTTCGTCACGTACAGTTCGGCCGAGAACCTGCCGGCGGTCGCGATCGAGGCGGTCAAAGAAGCGGCGGCGCTGGTGCATCGGATTCGTGGGACAGAGCATTTGCGGTCGCAGTCGCTTGGGGATCTCGGTTCGGACGTCGTGATGGGTGGTGGTGCAGTGGGTTTGGAGTTTGGGACGCGCCTGATGGGCTTGCCGATGTGGCGGGCAGCCGTTGAGCAGATCGGGAAGCCGAGCATCGTGATCGCATGATTCGAAAGGTTGTCGACCGAGTCCATGAGATTGTCAACGCCAACTTCAACAGCGACTTTGCAACGCTCGCGGCCGCGGCCAGCGTGCCAGCGGTTACCGCGGACATCTACAAGCGGTGGTCGGCAGATCGGTTCAAGCTCCACACGAGCGCCGGCGTTGGGGTCTACCATGATGGTGGTGGGACATCGCGGCGACGTCCCGGTAGTCCAGCGGGTGCGGGTCGGCGGGACAGCCGCATCGAAGTGGTGCTGGACTGGTACATCAAGGGTGACAACGAGGACGAGACGATGGTGCAGACGGAGCTCGCCGTCGATGCGTTGCTTCGGTCGATCGATCGGCTTGTCCCCGACGAGACGCGGTTGGTGTGGGGAGCGGGTGACGCGCGGGAGTCGATCAACTGGGTCATTACGCGCACGCCACAATCAACCGAGAGTCGGGTCGCCGAGGAACGCGCGATCGTGCGCGTCCCGGTGACCGTACGAGATGAGGGCTTATGAGTGAGACCGCCGGCACGTGGAAACCGGACGCGGTGCTCGCAGAAGAACGCGAGCAGGAAGCCGCCAAGCGGAAGCCGTCACGGCCACCGAAAGAGGTAAAGGACGATGGCGAATCCTGAGCTGAATGTGAATTACGGGTTCGCCGTCAAGGTGGAATCCACTGCGGGGACATACGCGACACCGACGATGGCGGACGACGCATTGCGGTTGGCCGAGGAACCTGAAGTCGAGATCGGCTACGTCCTCCCTGGCGGTCGTGACGGTGTTGCTGTCGGCGGGTACGGCGTCCCGCCCAGTGCCAAGCCTCTCGGCCAGTACGGTCGGGTAACGATCGCGACGGAACTCGTCGGGTCTGGTGCGGTCGATACGCCACCGCGCTGGGGCCGCCTCCTCCAGACGTTCATGTCAGAGACGATCAACGGCGCGACCAACGTGCAATACGTCCCGGCGGCGTCCCAGAAGAAGTCGTTGTCGTTGCTCATTCAGCACGCGAACAAGCAGGTCACGATCCGTGGCGCGGTGCCGGAGAGTCTGCGGATGGTGGGTTCGCCGGACGAGGCACGGGTCATCGTTCGCGCGACGCTCGCGGGGATACTCCAGGCGAGCCCGACGGAGCAAGCGCTCGAGTCTCAGACGTTCGGTGCGCAGGGAGTGACGCCGGCTCCGTTCACGGGAGCCTTCACCGTTGGAGCCACGGTGATGGTGTATGAGGAGTTCGATCTCGACTTCGGGGTGGCGGCGCGGCCGTGGCGCATCGACCGCAACCAGGCGTCGGGACTGCTACATGGGATTGTCACGCAGGTCAACCCACGCATCTCCTTCCCGCCCGAGGTCGTGGCGCTAGCGACACATGACCCGTTCGTCCGGCAGACAGCTCCACAGACGGCGTTGGCTTTCTCTCAGCGGTTGGGGAACACGGCAACGAACCAGTACCTCCTCGAGGGGGATCACGTCGAGTACGATCCAGCCGAGGCCCTCCCGCTCCGGTCGAATAACGGGATGGTCTACTACAGTCCGATCAACCTGCGGTTTGCACGTCCCGCGAGCGGAACGTGGTTCCGCGTCACATCCGACTGATGGATGCTCGATCTGAGCACACGGTTCCAGGGCCTCCAGGCAGTGCAAGCGCGGGTGGCGAAGGTGATCGATGCTATCCGCGACCCCACCCCAGCCTACCGCGAGAGCATCCGTAACCTCGAGCGACACGTCAAACTCACCTTCGACTCGGGCGGAACGCACAGCGGGAAGCGGTGGCGGCGACTGCGGCCACGAACCCGCAAGGCGCGACGCATGGCGTGGGGTTATTACGCGCGTAGTGGCGGTGGTGCTGACCCTAACTTCTGGAGCGGTCAGCTGTACCGTGACTACGTCGAGCACGGCCCGAAGCACATTGAGCGGGTGTGGCGTGGTGGCTTCGAGTGGGGCGCCAACTATCCGTCGGGCTTCCGCTCCGGTCGCAAGTGGTACCGCCGCACGGTGCTGCGCTTTGGTCGACGGGGCCAACGGACGGCCGTCGCGATCGGTCCCCTGTACGATCACATTCGCAACGCCCTCAACAGTCCTCTCTAGGGAGTGTCATGGCACGCATAGTGATTGACCTCGACTCGTGGGCGACGGATGTGGAGCCGATCGAGTTGCGCATCGGTGGTCGCCCCATCCGCATCAAGTCGCCGACGTTCGAACGCGCGTTACGCACGGCGGACGAATGCGAGCGCATCAACGGGGACTACGCCGCCAAGCGGATGGAGTTACCCGCGTACGTGGAGCGCATGACCGACGCGTTGCTGCGGTATGCGGACTTCGTTGGGTCCCCGAACTGGTTGGGTCGGTTCGCTGTTCGGGGAGCGCTGCGCCGGCTCACAATCCCGACGCGACTGCGGATCCTCCAGGAGTTGTATCAGGGTTTTGCGGCATCCCTCGGTCAGTGGTCACGCGCCGTCGCCGGGGGAAGCAGACCGAACGGCGCCTCGTCGGTGACTGGGTTACCCCCATCGTCGGACGAGTCTGTCACTGGCTCCCCGGGGAATTCCGAGATGGACGGATCCTCTGGCGACGGTTCTGGCGACTCGCCGGCACCGTCGAGCGTCTCGAGGCGGACGAACTGATGCGGCGCTACCACCAGGCACGATACACGGCGTACGCCGCGTGGGGGAAGACGCAAGCGATGGAGCGGATGGAACGTTCGGCACGTCACGCGCTGAGCGACGCGGATAGCGCGTTGTGGGATGAGGATCGGATACGCGAGACTCAGCGATCGATCGGGGCGCTTCCGGGACTGACCCCCGAACAACGGGTGGCCGCGCTTCGACGGTTCGATCAGATCTCGGAGGACCGTCGTGGCTGAAGATCGGCTGACGATCCTCGTCCTAGCCAAGGATCTGGCGACGCGCGTCCTGCGCGGCGTCACGGGCACACTCCAGAAGGTGGGCATCTCGGCCCGTGGTCTCGCGACGGCCTTCGCGGCGGTCGCGGCTACGGCTACTGGTATCGCGTTCGTCGGTCGCAAACTCTTCGAACTGGGCGCCGCGGTTGGAGAAACGCGCAGCAAATTCGAGACGACGTTCGGGGCTGCGCGTGAGACGGTCAACGCGTTCCTCTCCGACTTCGCGACGATGGCGGGGATTACTCGTCGTCAGGCGCAGGAACTCACCGCCACGACGGGCGCGATGGCGCTCGGGATGGGACAGACGGCGGACCAGGCCGCGCAGACGGCGATCCAGGTAGCACGGCTTGGTGGTGATATCGCGTCGTTCAACAACTTGGCGGGCGGCACCGCCGAGGGGCTGGAGATCATCAACTCGGGGTTGACCGGTGAGTTCGAACGACTGAAGCGCGTCGGGATCGTCATCAAGGCGGCTGAGGTGGACAAGCGGGCGCTGACGGATACCGGCAAGAAACTCGTCAAGCAACTGACCGAAGAAGATCGGATCCAGGCCCGGCTGGCTCTTATCACCGAGCGCGCTGGTGTCGCGGTTGGTGACCTGGCTCGGACGTCGGATTCGGCTGCGAACAAGGCTCGTCAGCTCCGGGCACGGTGGCAGGACATCATCGATGACTTTTCGGCGCAGCTCCTGCCGACGCTCACCACGATCCTGACGATTCTCGAGAACATCACGCCGGCGGCGGCCGCGGCCGCGAAGACGATGTCCGAGTTGGCGAACGTGGGGTTCCTGGCGTTCGGCGGCGAGAACGCGGCTTTTGCGGGCCAGCGTGAGTCAATCGAACGTGCGACACCTCAGTCCCTGCCCATTCTCCGACGCGGGTTGCAGTCGAACCGTGAGCGGCTCCTTGCGCAGCAGCAGGCATTACAAGGACGGGAGCGTACACAGCAGGACCTTGAGTTTGGGGATACCGATCGCGAGTTGAGGGACTTGCAGGAAGAACTCGACGCGGTGACGCGTCTACTCGATCTCGCAGATACGAGATTGGCGCAGTTCAACCGTTCCGTTGCTGAGACAGCGGCCGCCGCCGCACCAGGGGCGGCACCGTCCGCCGGTGGGACGGTACTCCCTGGCTCGCGCACGCGACTCGGGCACGGGTTCTCTCCGACGCCGGCGGGCCTGTTGATCGGGCAAGGCGCGCTGGATCTCCGATTGCCCGACTGGGACAAGGTGACGGAAGCAACCCGTGATGTCGCGAAGGAGATGGAGGACCAGGCAAAGACGTCTGCGGAGTTGGGGCGCATCAAACGATTGGAGCAACGTGCGACAGCCCAGCTCGTGCAGTCCCTCGCGGGCGCAGCGACGGCGCTGATCGGGATCATCCGAGGCACGCAGGGCGGCGGGTTCTTCGGCGTGCTCGGCTCACTCGCGAGCATTGCGGGTGGCGTCATTGGTGCGGTCAACCCGCTGGCGGGCGCCGCGTTGCTCGCCGGCGGTGGGCTGGTCAGTGCGTTGTCCTCACCGGGGAGAGATGGCGGGGATGTTGGCGTGCGCGTCGTCAACCCAAGAGATATTGGCCAAGCGATTGCCGACATCCAAGGCCCGCTCAGGGTCACCAACCAGCTCGTTGCGCCACAGACGGGGGAGGTCATTCGCGAGATTGAGTTCGAGCTCGGCCGACGGACGCGACTCGGCAAATCTGCGCCCGTTCCCTTCGGCACGAGCTTCGGGGGCTAGATGGCTCCCATCCTCGCTGTCGAAAACCTTCTCAGTGTTCACCAGTTTCCGCTGCATGTCCTCACCGCCGAGGAAGAGGCGACGGGGTTCCCAGTCGCGAGTATCGCAAACGGTCGGCGCAGTGAGGGGAATCACTGGCGTCCGACAACGACCAACAGCGCGACGTGGATCCGGTGCGTCTTCGATCGACTGCGCGCCTTGGATTTCGTTGGTCTCGACCGCGGCCACAACCTCAAGGGCATCGGCGTGGACCTGAAGGTCACGAACGACGCGACAGACTTCACGGGCACGTACGAGACCGCCTTCGATCTCACTCTCCCCTCGGTATCCGTTCCCGGGGACATCGATGATCCGCTCGGCGTGCGGACGGAGGAAGGGGCCTGGCTGAAGCGTTTCCCGGTTCGAGTCGGCAAAGCCGTCGAGTTCCAGATTGACGCGATGGGTGCGGGACTCCTGCCGAATATAGTTGGTCTACACATCGGGCTGTCGTTCTCACCCGAATACTTCGAGGCACCGCTTGATGACGAGACGGACGCGCTCATGGTCGAGGAGACGCAGGTGCCGTCAGGTTGGATGAGTCGCGGTCAGGTGTACCGCCCGCGACAGGGGACCATTCACTACAACCTCAACCATGCCGAGTATGACCAGGTGCGGTACCACCTGCTCGGTCAATTCGGTGACGGACATCCGATGTGGATTTGTTTCGATGATGCGCAAGCTAACTATGCGTACCAGGTGGTGCGTGCTGGCGGGCAATTGGGCTTCCCGCAGCCGAGTGACTATCCATGGCGCCAGGGTGAAATCCCGTTCGTTGAGAGCGCGCCGAAGCGGAGGCTTGGATGACGCTCCACGAACGCGACGTGCTGTTTTATGGGGGCGGCGCCGCTCTTGAGAAGTACGGCGTCTTCCTTCGTCGCACGCAGACGCCACGGTTCGGCGGCGAGGAACTCATCGAGACGTTCACTCGCACGGGCACGGCGAGTTACGTCGATCGTGATGGGGTTCTCCGGTTAGCCGCATCCGGCGTGATGCGCCCCCACTTCCCGCTCGTGGACGGCTCTCGTGTCCTCCACGTACTGTTGGAGGGGACACGAGCGAACCTCTTCCTATGGTCCGAGGGCTTCGACAACGTGGCGTGGTCGAAGCTGCTTGCGTCGGTTGTAGATGAGCAGTTCACCGCGCCAGACGGAACGATGACCGCCGAACGGTTACTGGAAGACACGTCGACTGGTGTGCACTTCGTCCGGCAGGGCGTGACGGCGACAGCAGATGCGACCTACGCGCTGTCGGTCTTCGCGAAGGACACAGGCGAAGGCCGGAACTGGATAGTGTTGAGACTGATCGACTCGGGAGGAGGTAACTCGGTCCAGGCGTTCTTCAACGTGAATACCGGGGTCATCGGTACGACGTCCGCTGGTGGGACTGCCGCGTTCGTGCGGGCGACAGTGGAAACTTTGGCGAGCGGGTGGTATCGATGCACACTCGTCGGGTCGATCGGCTCTGCCGCCACGGCCATCAACGGTGACGTATGCCTCGCGAGCGCGGATAACACGCTGACGTACACCGGCGATGGGGCCTCGGCCCTCGGGATTTGGGGCGCGCAGTTCGAGAACAGTGCGAACTTTTCCTCGTCCTACATCAAGACCACGACTGCGGCGGTCACGCGGAACGCGGACAGTTTGAGCGCGACGTTTCTCGCACCGCCACAGGAGATGACGGTTTACTTGGACTTTCAGAACCTTGCCGGGCCGAACTGGGACGATGCCCGACACGTCGTGATTGGTGCGAATAACGAAAACCGTCCACGACTTCTTGTGTACGGCCTCGGAGGAAGCGACAGTTACAGGATTCTACACGGCAACAGTGCCGGGGACGTCACGAGCACCGTTGACGTGGACCCGTCCTTCCGCGATCGGATTGAGTTACGGGCACTCATCAACGCGGACGGATCAGTTCAGATCGGCTGTGCAAAGAACAGCACGGCTGAGGTCGTCGGTACAGTGAGTGGCGCAAACAGTCTTGCATCCGCATGGACAGCACAGACCATTTCCATTGGTAGTCGCTTTGGTTCTCTGAGCACGTTTACTGCCCTACGCGCGCTCATGGTTGCCCGTGGAACGCGGTTCTCGCTCGACGACTTTCGCGGGTGGGTGCCGTCGTGAGAGCGAACTACTCCCCTGCCCTCCGTGAACGGGTCGAGTCCGTCCCGATGCGCGCACGACTCTACGTCGAGGCGCACGGTGAGTTGCAGGCGCACATCCGCCAACGCACCGACCAATGGGACGAGGCCGACGTCGATCCCGACGCGAACGGGTTCGACTACCTGCCAGATCAGGGACTTGTCCTCGACGCAACCACGTTGGGTACGGTGCTCGAGCAGACGACGACCGACGCGACAACCCATCTCAATCTCAACCGTCCGCCCGGCGGTGGCACGTACGACGTGGTGCGGATCGACTGGCTGGGGAGTCAACCGAGCGACCTGGCCGTCCGACGACTCACGCTGAAGCTCGATCCGGATACGGGCGCGGGCCAAGAGGTCGTGACGTGGAAGTGTTTGCTCATGGCCCTGACCCGACAGGTTGGCGAGGACGGTACGGACACCACGTACTATGAGTTGTCGCCGATCAGCGAAGCGGCGACGGCGGTGGCGGGCGGTGCCGCCGCCGACGTGCTGTTCGACTTCACGACCATTCTCCCGCGCCCACTTCAATGGCATCCAGTCGGGTCTGAGTCGCCGGTCCCGGTGACGTACGTGTTCGTGTGGGGCGTCAAGGCTGACGGGTCGCTCGCGGCGAACACGGGACTCCTGGCTGGTGGCGGGTCGCTCACGACCGGCTCACCGATCGGGGTGAGCGGGGTGCAGCTCACCGACTCGTCGAACCAGAGCGGTGCGTACGACATCGTGTCGACCGGACTCGACGTGCCACGGATCGAGATCGAGGCGGGTTCCTACTCGGCGGCAACGATCACGTGGTCGAGCGGCAACCTGTTCAACCTCGGTGCCGCGGTCACGTCCGGCACGGTCGTCGAGTTCACACTGCTCGACCACACGCCCGAGGGGACAACCGTCACCGCTGAGGTGCGCAACGACGCGGACACTGCGTGGGTGGCGTTCGCGGACGGGGACACGACCGATGATCTCGCCGGCGTCACGCCCAAGCAGACGTACAGTATCCGGGTGACGCTGACCCCCAACGGTGCGGGAGATCTAACACCCATCCTGCGCGCAGTGGGGATCCGGGAGATCACGACGCTCGACGTGTCTGAGACCGCCGAAGTCGTTACGCGCGGAACCGGGTTCAACCCCAAAACGCTCGAGGGGCAACCCGAGAACGTGACGATCAGGATTCTGCGCGACGGGGTGCGGGACTGGGAGGACTTCGCGACGCGGATCGCGGCCGAGTTCACCGTCAGCGAAGTGTATTTCCGGGTATTCGTTGGCGCGGACGATCTCCCGCGGAGCGCGTGGATGCTGCGCTGGGAGGGCGTGATTCTCGATCAGCATGGGGAAGGCGGTGCGCTCGTCTTCGACTGCGTGTGTCCGCTGGCGCTGCTTGATGCCGAGATCCCGAAGGCCGTCGATCTCGGTGGCGGTTCCTGGGAGTGGCAACACCCGAGCTACAATCCTGCGACCTACAAAGCGATCTACGAGGACCTGATTGACGTATGGGGCGAGTTGCCCGGGCGGCACCGCGGTGAGGGCGTCACGTCCACAACGCAGGTCAGTCGTGACCTGGATCGATCGGAAGTGCGACAGGCGGTGAACCAAATCGCGCGCACGCAGGGCATGACGGTGATCTCGTCACAGGGCCGCGTCGTCGCGCGGGACGTGCACCAGCGTCGCGGGATCGTCGCGTTCTTCCCGCTCGAGGAGATCGCACAGGGCAACGTCACGCCGGGGTACCAACAGCGGGTGCCCCGGTATGTCGTGCCGTTCAATTACAACGCCGAGCGCGGTGAGTTCGACGACATTCTGGTACGCACGCACGGCCCGAGTCTCCTGGCTTTCCGCCGCGTCCCGCTCAAGCCCGAGGATCGGGCGGATGATGACTTCGGGAAGTGGGTCCAGGACGCGACCACGGCAACGAACGTCGCGCTCAACGTCGTGGACACGCTCGGCGCCGGGATGATCATCGTCCCGTTCAGCTCGGAGCGGGCGCATCCCGAGCTAGAGCCTGGGGATCCGGTGACGGTCGTGACCGATCGGTTGGCGCTCAAGGACCCGAACAACCCCGCACGGCAGTTGAAGGGCGAGCTTGCGGTCTACGGTGTCGTGCTCGAGGTGAACGACATGTGGGGGCGGCAACTCGTCGTGTGGGGTCGCGACCTCAACGACATCATCAGCGCGGAGAATCAGGGGACGGTCGACGTCACGATCGCGGCACCGACCGGTCTCGCCGTTGTCGATAACGCGGTGTTTCGGCACGACCCCGCCGTCGACCTCTTCCGATCACGTGCGGAAATATCCTGGACGGATTCCACGTCACCCAGTGTTGTGCATCACGAGGTGCAGTTCCGCGAGAGCAGCTCGGACCCATGGTCTGATACCTTCATTGTCCCGAACGGGGTCGAGGAACTCTTTATCTTCCCCGTGCAAGGGGATTCGCGGATCGGTGGCACGAACGACACGTGGGAGACGCGCGTTCGTGCGCGTGCTGAGAGCGGAGCCGTCTCACCCTGGACGACCACGACGGACGCGGACGCAACCGTGTTGTTCAGTGGAGACCGGCAAGCCTACGACACGAGCGCCGTGTTCACGCGGATGTTCGGTCGCAAGGGCACATCCGTCACGAGCTCCCCATATACGGTGCTCGACGATGACAACGTGCTCGAGTGCGGATCCGGAGCCTCCGTGCTCAACCTCCCCGCGATCGGTGCCGCCTACCGCGGTCGCGAGATCATGGTTGTGAACTTCAGTGGTGGGAACGTGACACCAACGGCGAACGGAAGCGATACGATCAACGGCGGTGCCTCAATGACGGTCGCGACCGGGACGCACGTACACGTGCGGTTGCCAGAAACGGGGACGGATTGGAAAGCCTACTGAGGGGACTCGGCGTACTCCTCTGCCTCGGATGCACGGATCCAACGGGGATCCCGTGTCACCGGGAGACGTACCCGGCCACGGGCGTACTCCACGATGGAAGGGCCGTCGAAACGCAGGTCACCGTGGAGACTTGTGTGAGGATTGAGCGGTTGCCGTGATGATGCTCCAGGTGGGTGACGCGGTCTCCGCGCGTGATTGGATGGAGTCGATCCTGATCGGTGCGGCCGCCGCGGTGGTGGCGCTGCGCTACGGGAAGCAGTTGCTGACCGGCGGCGGCGAGAGCAAGAACGGATGGCGCGGCGAGACGAAGACGATGATCGCCGAGCTCCGGGAGCAAACGAAGGAGATCAGCCGAGGACAAGTAGAACTCGCGAAGTCGCAGGAGCGCATCGCGGTGATACAACAGCGGGCGGAGGAGAACGTCGCGCGGATGGTGGCGGAGGTGGCGCGCGCGCTCGGCGAGTACACGAAGGACGGACGCGCGGCCATCGTCCGCATCGAGCGGATCGAAGAGCAGGTTGACGACATGCACCAGAAGATCGTGAACAACCATGCGTGAGCTGGCTCTCGTGTTCTTCGCCGGCGCGCTGTCGGGCATCCTGGTGATTGGTGGGTTTCGCCGGCGCAACGGCGTGACCAAGAAGGAAAAGCCGTTGGCGCGGTTGATGGCGGCGGTGCTGGAGCCCACCTACTACTGGGCGAATCTCTACGGCATGGACGGCAACCCGAGTCACGCGAAGGTGATGTACGCGATTGGGCTCGTGGTGTTGCTCTCGTTGCTGGGCACGTTCGGCACCGCACAGTTCGCGAGCGGTCTCGGGATGACGTGGCCGTTGGTTGGGGCGATCGTCGTCGTGGGGGCCTATTGCATGGGTCCCAACTCGTTCAATCGCGTCACGCACTTTCTCAAGGGGAAGTTCCCGGAGGCAACGCGTGAGTCCGCGGCGCACCCCATACCACACGACGTGAGCGAGCCGCGACCCGAGCAGATCCCTGACGGAGGGTTAGCTGGATGACGCAACGTGAGATCGCGCTGCAGGTGGCATTTCGCTACCTCGGCCAGTGGTACAAATGGGGGGGCGACGACCCACAGGGGTTTGATTGCTCTGGCTTCATCATCGAGTGTTTCAAGTCCGCGCACATGCTTCCGCGTGAAGGCGACTGGACCGCCGCGAGTCTCGCCGAGTTCTTTCGCGACGCGCCAAAGATCCAGGCCGTCAATATGCTCAAGCCTGGCCACATCGTCTTCTGGGGCAGTCCGCCTCGCTACGTGCACATCGAGATGGTCTATGAGAACTACGGCGGTGGCCGCGTCGTGACGATCGGAGCGAGCGGCGGTGGCAGTCGCACGGTAAACGAGTCGGACGCGATCCGCGATAACGCGTTCATCAAGATTCGCCCGGTCAAACCGGGATGGACACTCGCGCTCGACCCGTTTTAGGAAGTCTGATTTCGTGAACACCCGCCGCAGGACGTGGCGGTCAACTCAAGGAGGAATGGTATGCAAGCACGATTCAAACTGGTCGCGCTGCTGTTCGTGGCCATGGTGATGGTCACCGCCACCGCGTGGGCGCAAGCCGGCGAGCCGGTGACCGGCGACCAAGGACTCAATCTCATCACGCTCGAGATCGTCGCGATCGTGAGCACGCTGCTTATTCAGCTGCTCAAGGCGATCAGCGCAACGGTCGCGAAGCTGGGTGATACCGCGAAGGCGATCATCTTCTTCGGGATCAACGTCGCGATCGCGCCGGTCCTCACGAAGGTCGCGGCCTTTGCCGGGTTGCCGGCGCCGGCCGACCTCTTCTCGATCGACACGGGATTCGTGGTCGGGATCCTGAACGGGTTGCTCGCGATGGGGAACCACGCGGGCGCGAAGGCCCTCGCCGGCGTCCGGCAGAAAGTCTCCGGACCCGCGCCGGTCACGTGAAGCAGCTCGCCCTGATTGGGTGGATCCTCGCGGTCGTGGCTGGGGTCGTCGCGACCCTGGCCATTGCCGCGAATCGATCGATGACGGAGGAGAAGCAGCTCGCGAAAGCAGCAGCGGACTCCGTCATCGCGGTCGCGGACAGCCTCCGCGGTGACATCGCCGCGTACCGGATCCGGGAAGCGGCGCACCTCGAGAAAGAGACGCGCGACTCGGTCACGCGTGACTCGTTGCGGCAGGTGGTGGTAGTGGCCGTCACGGACCGGAACATCGCGCGGGGACGCGCGGCCGAGCTGCTCAACCAGCACAAGGACCACCTGGACGCGGACGCGCGGGCGGTTGTCGCCGCGATGCAGGACGCGCAACGGGCGGACTCGATCGCGCTCGAGGCGTCGCAGGACGAGGCCGAGCAATGTCTGCTGGACCTCGCCGAGGAGCAGACCGAGTGCGCGGTCACGCGCGGTCTGTTGGCGCGGAGCGACACTGTCATCGGGCAGATCCGTGACACGCTGCAGCGCGTGCGCGATGCCCTGCCCGGCCGACCGCTGATCGACCTCGATGGGTTGGGTTGGAACCTGGCCTTCGGCGCCGTCAGCTTCCTCGGCGGCTACATGGCGTGTGAGCTGCGCAACCCACCGGACCAGGTCGCTGCGTTCCGGATGGGGTTGCAGTGGAGCATCCCGCTGCGCCGTTGAGTGTCGCGTACGCGGGTAACCTGGTCGGGAACTGTCACGATTTGTCAATCTTGACAATTGTTGACACTTCCGACCGCTGAACATGGAGGTTCGGACATGAGACGTATCCTACAAATCGTAGCGGTGCTGGCGGTGCTCGCGTTTCCGCTCGCCGCGCAGGACAACCCAGCGAACCTGATTGTCGCGGGAAGCGCGCAGGACGGCCCAACACGGGGCGAGCTGTGGACGCAGCCAAAAACATTCCGGTTCGCCATGCTCGATATCGAGCTGATCGAGGCGGTCACGCCGTTCGGCCACGCCGGGCTCGGCTTCGGCGTGGACCTCGGTGCACGGTTTATTAGCGGGAAAGTGTTTCGGGTTGCTCCCGAGCACGTCAAGGACGTGGGACTGGCGGCGACCCTCGGCTGGGGCCTTGGCCGAGAGTTCCCCTCGTTCTTCCACGCGGCGGACATCGGGGAGGAAGGTCAAGCCGAGTTTGTGTCCGCGAGCTCACAGCGGGTGGACGCGCTGCTCGACTTCGGGGAGCACGTGCTGCCGGCGGTGACGCGTTACGTCAAGGAACGGTGGGGACTCGTTCCCGCGTTTGTCGTGTCGGGCGGGTTCTTGGCACTTGACTATTACCTAATCGACAAACGGGATATTCGGTAAACGGGTGACGCGGGAAGGTCCGGTGACCTCGCGCGCCTCATAAGCGTGTCTCGGTGGGTTCGACCCCCACCTCCCGCAATTACGCGCGTAATTGCTTTTCGCGTGCGGTGTTGTGTAGGTTGATGTTCAACGGTTTCGGACACCGTTTGACCGTGGCGCGGGGAACGACTTCGCGAGCGCGCCAAAAAACGGGACGCCGGCCACGGCGGGGAACTTATTGCAGCTAGTTCACCCCGTGAGGAAAGAACGGTCGAGGAGGTAAGGCACCTCGGCACCCTGGTTCGAAGGCAGGGAAAAGCCCCCGGAACGAATCCCGAGGGCTTGGGCTTCCGTGGCCGGAAGCATGAACCGCAGCTAGTTCGAAGTCAGTATACACTCTTGGCGGTGCGGGCGCTATCCCCTTCCCTGCCTAAGGGTCTGCGCCCGGTACGTGCTCCGGCCACGGCGCCACCTGCGGATCGGTCAGCCACTCTTGGACGCGCTGCGGGATAGGAGAGTCGCCGTCGAGCCAGCGGGCGACGGTGCGACGCTCGCGGAGCAGGACGGTCTCGGCGAACTCGGTGAGCGAGAGCCCCGATTCGGTGATCCGGCGGCGGAGCAGATCTCTCCACTCCACCGCCGTCTGGGGGACCGTCATAGCCGTCCGGCCTTTCGGTCGCAGAGAGCGTAGATGTACGCTTCCCACTGTGCCACGGCGGCACGCCGGGTCGCGAACACGGCGGGGACATGGGGTACGACCCAGCGGCGTCCGAGCTGCTGCACGGGGTAGCCGTCGGAGCCGTACAGTCGCCAGGACATAAGCTCCGATTCCTCTTCTTCGGTGAGATGTGGGGTCGTCATCGGTCTAGGTACTCCTGGTACGCGACCTCCTCCTCGTCATCCTCGTTGCGCAGGTCTCGCCAGTCGATCTCCGGGTCCCACTGCCACCCTACGTACAGGTCGTGCAGGTCGACGAGTGCCTGCCTGACGGTCACCTCCCGGCCCTCGATGGGGTACTCTCGTCTTCCGTCGGCCAGCAGTGCCACGACTGTCGTTCCGTCGTGGACGATCTGCACCGTCTCGTCGTCCGTCCGCAGTGTGCCGAGTATCGTGGTAG